CAAGACAAGGAAGAGGAAAGCATAGTAAGTACTCTGCTACGAGTCGTAACGGGGCAAAGAAGAGATACAGAGGTCAAGGTAAGTGAATTGTTGGCACTGTGACACTGAGTTGATCTGGGGAGGTGATCACGAACTTGAAGAAGAGTTCTATGGTAAAGATCATATCTATGATTTTGTATCAAACCTCTCATGTCCAAAATGTAAATCTTACGTCGAAGTTTATCATCACATCTAAATGTCTACCTTAATTGCAAATCTACCCTCTTATGAAGTATGGGTAAGAAAAGAATATCTAACCGACCATAAGAGTGGTCACGGTGAGTTTGTAAAAGGAGTATGGGTTGCGGCCAAAAGTATTCCTGGTCGTGCCTTTTACTTTGAGACATATTTACCAGAATATGCTGCAATGTTCGATAAATTGCCGATCTCTGCCTTCACAACGGATCCTGAGATACCTACACCTGATATGACATTACATAACCTACAGTTTTGGAACTGTATGGATTATGGAGTTGTAGCAGTACAGAAGCAATTTATTGGTTCAATGCATTATGAAGTCTATACAAGAGACTATGGAACACAGACAGGCACGTATATTTGCACTCTAGACAACTATCACGAGAGTTCAGATGTGGATGCGATTGATTACTCTACAAGTGAGCAACCTGCTGAACATAAGAGTCATAATCTCTTAGAACTCGATAATGGGCAGTTTTGTCTCTATCCAAATAACAGAATGAGAATATATGACAACAGTATCACTCCTGAGACACCTAAGAATCCCGATTTTAAGGTATCAACCGTGTATTATCAGGTAGAAAATGGTCATGATCGTGATGGGCTGGGTTCAGAAGAGAATTATTTCTGGAAAACAGCAAAAGAGAGAAAAGAAAGACTCCCATTTGAACCAGAAAATGAGGTTAGCATTGATATTGAACCAGAATTGGGATAAATAAGTCAATAAGGAGTGAAAAATGATTATTAAAATCGATAAATCAGAAGAATTTATTAAATCTGGTCGAAAATTGATCAGCGAATACGATGGAGATGCCTATTTTAAAGAAGAAGAAGAGAAAAAACCCGAATTTTTGAAAGAGGACTGATAAATAAACGTATTACTTTAAAAACCCTTATAGATATATTAGGAAAAATATATCAAATTGAATGGTAGTTAAAATTTCTCGTGCATTTAAGGACATTAGTTTGTCATTTACGAAGCATCCTGTCACAAATGATGTGACTGTGCTGAAAAATGAAGATGCAATCAAGAAATCAGTTGTTAATTTATGCCGAACACGTATAAATGAGAGATTTTTTAACGATCTATTGGGTACATCAATTGAAGATTCGTTATTTGAGACGAATTTGAATGACATTGCATCATTTTTAGAAAGAGAAATTGCTACTTTACTTAAAAATTTTGAACCAAGAATCAAACTAAGTAATGTTCTTGTTGAATCTTTAATAGATTCATATGAATTGCAGATAAGAATTGAGTATGAAATTACAGGATTACCGTTTCCGACACAAAATATCGAATTTTTACTTCAACCGACTAGGGTATAATGTCATTTACACAGTTTACAAACCTCGATTTTAATACTTTAAGGTCTCAGATCAAAGATTATTTGAGATCAAACTCAAATTTTACAGATTTTGACTTCGAGGGATCTAATTTCTCTATATTAATAGACACTTTAGCATATAATTCTTATATAACTGCCTATAATACAAACATGGCTGTCAATGAATCATTCATTGATAGTGCAACTCTACGTGAAAATGTTGTATCATTAGCAAGAAATATAGGTTATGTTCCAAGATCCACCAAATCATCAGTCGCAACAGTTAGTTTTACTGTTGATGTTTCAAATATAGATGCTAAACAAGTTAAATTAAACGCAGGCCTAGTTGCATTAGGTGCTGTTGAAGGTGGAAACGTTGTATTTTCAATACCAGAAGACATTACAGTAACACCAAACAGTAACGGAATCGCAAGTTTTAATAATATTTCAATATTTGAAGGAAATTATTTGACAAAAATATTTAAAGTAGACACTTCAAAAACAAATGACAGGTATATTTTACCAAATTCAAACATTGATACTTCTTCAATTCGTGTAGAGGTTGAAGAACAGAATCAAACCCTATCAAATCAATTAGGTGAAGACATAAAATTTACATATCAATATAATCTCTATAATAACATATTTGAAGTAAATCAAAAATCTAGATTATTTCTAGTCCAAGAGATAGATGATGAAAAATATCAAATTTTATTTGGTGATAATATCTTAGGAAGGCAACCAGGAAATGGGTCAACTATTAAAGTTACATATATTGTTACAAATGGAGAAGAAGGTAATGGTGCTGCCAATTTTACTTTTTCTGGAAAACTGACATATCTTTCTAGAGGTGCTGATGTTGATATTACAAGTGGGATATCGCTCTTAACGACCACTCAATCTGCTGAAAATGGTGATTCGATAGAATCTATTGATAACATTAAATATCTTGCTCCAAGAGTCTATGCATCCCAATATAGGGCAGTTACACCTAATGATTATAAGAGTTTAATACCTTTTTTATATCCAAATGTTGATTCGGTAAGTGCTTATGGGGGTGAAGAACTTGATCCACCTGAATTTGGTAAGGTTTATATCACAGTTAAACCAAAAAATGGCGAATTTTTATCAGCTGTAGCAAAAGACTCAATTAAAAGGGACTTAAAAAAGTATACAGTAGCTGGAATTAAACAAGAATTTTTAGATTTAATGTATTTGTATGTTGAATACAACTCAACTGTATCTTATGACTCAGGATTTATATCTGATAAGTTAAATTTACAGAGTAGAATCATATCTGCTATTGAATCTTACTCTAAATCAGCAGATATTAACTCTTTTGGTGGGAGATTAAAGTATAGTAAGTTACTTTCTCAAATTGATAGAGTTGATACTGGAATAACTTCAAATATCACAACACTCGTTATGAGAAGAAATATGATTCCAGCATATAATACTGTTGCAACTTATGAAGTTTGTTATGGAAATAAGTTTCATGCTGATTTAGAAGGATTTAACGTTCGTTCATCTGCATTTAAACTTGATTCTGTTGAAGGAAATATATATTTGACAGATTTTCCAAATAATGATCAACTTACTGGAGTAATTAAATTTTTCAGAATTGAAAATGGAGTGATTACTTATGTTAATAACAATGCAGGCACTGTAGATTATGTAAAAGGTGAAGTAATACTATTTCCAGTGAATATTTCGTCTACATCACTATCTAATCGTATTGAAATTGAAGTTACTCCAGAATCAAATGATATTGTGGCAAAAGAGAACCTTTATATTGTGCTAGATACTACAGGAAATAGTAAATTAAACCTATTAGAGGATGTTCTTGTTTCTGGTTCAAATATATCGGGAACAAATTACATACCACCCTCTAGTTTCATTAGTAATAAAAAATATACAAGATAAGAAATGTCTGATAAAAAAGTCAAAATTTCAAATATTCTGGAAAGTCAAATACCAGATTTCATACAAGCAGATAATCCACTTTTTATAGAGTTTTTAACTCAGTATTATGAATCAGAGGAACATGAGTATGGAACAACATACTTGGCTGATCATATTGCATCACTTAAAAAAATATCTACTGTTGCAGACATTTCTTTAGTTGAAAAACAAACAGTTCCTGCCCCTAATAGTACTACTCCAGAGTCACCAATCGTTTTATCATCATTTGTTTTTGCATATGACGATGTAATTAACGTAAATCAAACAACAGGATTTCCAGACACATATGGATTGTTAAAAATCGACAATGAAATTATCACGTACACTGGAAAAACTGCTACTTCGTTTACAGGATGTGTTCGTGGATTTAGTGGTATATCTGAATTGAAAACTCAAGGAAATCCAGAGTTTTTAACATTTAGCGATACTAACGCATCAGCACATGAGGATAATTCATCAGTTCTTAATTTAAGTTTTCTATTTGTAACTGAATTCTACAAAAAATTTAGAAAAAACTTTTTACCTGGTTTAGAAGATAGGAGTCTTTTCTATGGAATAAATGTAGAAAATGTATTATCAAGAGCAAGAGATTTTTATAGTTCAAAAGGGACAGATGCATCTTTACAAATTCTCTTTCAAGTTTTATATGGTCAACAAGTTGAAATTATTAAACCTTTTGATCAAACAATTACACCATCAGAGGCTGAGTGGGATGTAACTGATGATATTGTAGTTGAAGTTCTTTCTGGAGATCCTTTAAATCTTGTTGGGGTTAAAATATATCAAGATTCTTTTACTAATCCAACTGCAAGTGGTGCAGTTTCGAATGTAACAACAAAATTTTTAGGAAATACCAAATATTATCAAATATCTTTTTCAAAAGGAACAATTCAAGATAAATTTAATGTTTCAACAAAAACAAAAGTAGTTGGCACAGCTTCAACAACAGAAGTTCTTACAGTTGACTCTACTATCGGATTTGGAGCAACGGGTAATTTTTACTACCCAAATGCTGATGACATTTACACTTTAGCAGAATACACATCTAAGTCAAGTAATCAATTTTTCGGATGCACTGGTATATCAAGACTTTTATCAGAATCTGATCCAGTTATAGACACTAATTTTGTATATGGTTATGAAAATAATGACATAACTAAGATTTGTATAATGAGAATAACTGGATCTATCTCTGGTGCATCAGATAACGTAAGTGTTACTAAGTATTTTGATACAGATGATTCCATTCGTGTCAAACATTTAGGTGAAAAGTATGATATATCTAATAAAAAATTCAATTCTTGGTTTTATAATAACCTTTCATATATTAATGTTCATGGACATCCAGCTGGAGCATTAATTTTTGAAACATTAACTGAACATTTTTTAAATGTGGGTGATGATGTAGATATTATTTTTACAAACACAGGGAGATTAGTAGCAGAAAATGCCACCGTTAATGATGTTTATACATCAACTCGTTTCGGAATTTCTGGAGTTGGTGTAGGTTCTATAGTTTATGGTGATTATACCATTAAAAAGAAACTAAATTATGCATCATCTAATTTTGGAATTACCTCTTTATTATCAAATATACAAAATTCATTTTCTGATGTAGATAAAAACACTTATGTTGCATTTTCAGGATATCCATCTTTTAATACTCAAACCACAGATAGATCAAAATCTGTTTTATCATCAGGAATTAGCACAAATACAAGCACAATTACAATACCTGATCATAATTTTATAAATGGTGAAAGAATATACATGAAAATTTCTGATGATTCTAGTTCTGGAGTCATTGGTAGCACTAGTGGATATTTTTATGTAAACGTAGTTGATAATAATAATATAAAATTAGCATTAAATCCTTCAAATCTTTATAGAAATGTTTTTGAGGAAATTAAGTATGATGGTGTAGGAATTGGTACACATACTTTAACACCTGCTTCATTATTTGATGGTAAAGAGTTAATAAACCAGAATAATTTTAAAAGAATTTTAAAAAATCCCCAAATAAGAAAAAACAACAAAAATATAGTTGGCCCTATTGGTGTATCATTAAATGGTATAGAATATCATTCACCTATTTCTGAAGATTCAGTTTTTTATGGTCAAATAGATGAATTTGAAGTTTTAAACTCTGGAAAAAATTATAATGTTGCAAATTCACCTACTTTATCAATCACAGACGACTCTGGAAGCGGTTGTGTGGCACATGCTAATTTTTCAGGTAGTCTATCTGAAATTATAGTAAATGAGAGTGGATTTGACTATTCTGAAGTCCCCTCAGTTAAGATAATAGGTGGTAATGGAACTGGTGCTGTTTGTGAAGCAAAAATGAGAGGTTTTACTCACAGCAAAACATTTACTGAATTTGAAATCAATTTAACAAATCACACTTTAGTGGGTGATCATAGATTTTTAGATGGAGAAAAGGTCACATATATTGCCACAGGAAATCCGATTGGAATTGATACTGGTTTTCCAGGAACACCAGCTAATGTTAACGTAGGATTTAATACTGATTT